GTGTAAGGCTGTCCTCCACACTGTCTATGTACTCATTCAGCCGGTTCAACTCGTCCCAGCAGCGAGCCTTACGGTTGTCGATCATCGACCGCAAATCAGCGATCCGCACGGCATACCGCCCGACCTTATCTGACGTTCCGCTACCGTGCGGCATGCCGGTGATCACCTGCGTGGTGCCCTCGGCCAAGCATTCCAATTCCTCAAGTTGTTGCTGCAGGTGCTCAATTTCTCGGTTCAGGTAATATAACTGGGACATTTCTTTGACGGTCATTTCGATCTATTCTCCTCAAATCTTTTTGGACTTACGCAATGATCAAATGTACACACCTGTCCATCCAGCAGCCAGACACACCGCTCGTCCGGGCACTGCGGCTTATCTGGCGGCGGTTTAAGACTACATAACCGATGGACGGCGCGGAGCTTGTCGTAGTCGATGTCAGGCATGGCTACTCATCCTCCTTTCACTTTCTGGATTCTTGCCTTCAGCGCGTCCAGCAGGCTGTCCTGCGTCGCGCTTTTATCCTCCAGGGACGCCATGACATCCTCATCCATCCCGCCCTGTACAACCAGGTGGTGGACAATCACCGGCTCCCTCTGGCCCTGGCGATGCAACCGCTTGTTCGCCTGCTGGTACAGTTCCAGGCTCCAGTTCAGGCCGAACCAGATGATGTGGTGCCCGCCCTGCTGGAGGTTGAGGCCATATGCGCAGGATGCCGGATGCGCCAGCAGCAGGTCAATCCTGCCTGCGTTCCAGTCCTCCTGGTCCGCCGGGCCGCCGTAAACTCGCACCCGCAGCCCGGTCTTTCGCAGGGCCGCCATCAGCCGGTCCCGGTCGTGCTGGAAGTTGTAAAACACCAGCGCATGCTGGCCGTTCAGCTGCTCAATCAGCTCCATGAACGCCTCCATCTTGCAGCTGTGCAGTTCGCAAACGGTTTTGCTGCTGTCATACACAGCCCCATTGCACAGCTGCAACAGCTTGTTTGTCAGGACGCCGGCGCTGCCCGCGTCAATCATCCGCTCATCCACCGGCAGCAGCGCGTCACGTTCCAGCCGGTCATAATCCTTCTGCGCCCTGCTGTCCAGCTGCACCGGGATGATGTCTGTCACAACATCCGGCAACTCCAGGTAATCCTCGGCCCGCATGCTGATGCAGACGTCCGACAGCAGGGCTTTCACCGCCTGCTCCGCACCGTCCTTTGGCTTGTAGGTGAAGACACGAGTCGCGTCGCGTTTGTCCGGGTTGAAATACCGCTCCCGGAACCCGCCAACTGTTCTGCCGAGCCGCTCGCCCTGATCCAGCAGGTAAACCTGCGGCCAGAGGTCCAACAGGCTGTGCGGCGCCGGCGTACCGGTCAGCTCCACGATGCGGCGGATGTGCGTCCGCACGGATTTCAGGGCCTTCCACCGCTGCGCCTGCTGGCTTTTGAAGCTGCTCGCCTCATCGATCACCACCATGTCGAAGGGCCAGTCGTTGCGGAAGTAGTCCACCAGCCATTTGACGTTGTCGCGATTGATAACGTACAGGTCCGCCGGTGCGTTCACAGCCCTGATCCGCTTCTGCAGGCTGCCCAGTACCGTGGAAAATCGCAGGTGCTTCGTATGATCCCACTTTGCCGCCTCTGCCTGCCAGGTGGCCTCCGCAACCTTTTTCGGCGCGATCACCAGAACCTTTTGCACCTCGAAGCGGTTAAACTTCAGCTCGTTCACCGCGGACAGCGTGATGCTCGTCTTACCAAGGCCCATATCAAGCCATAACGCCAACGCGGTTTTTTCTACAATCTGCCGCTCGCAGTATGCCTGATAGGCGTGCGGTATGTACCTCACGGACGGATCACCCCTTCCGGGAACAGCTCTGCAACCAGTTCCTTGACTGCTGGCAGCCCTTTGGCAATCCGGACGTCTGCGCCACGTTTGCGCATCTCGGAGATCTGCCATTGCTGGATGTTCGCTAGCCTCCCGATCTCCGTCTTCAGTTCGACGTAAACCGTCCTGCCATCCGGCGTGATGATGATCCGGTCCGGTACGCCGGGATTGTTCGGAGACACGAACTTGTAGCATAGTCCCCCGCGCTCCCGCACCATGCGGACCAGCTTTGCTTCAATCTGGCTCTCTTTCATTTCGCTCCCCCTTTCGGCAACACAACACTTTCTCACGCGCGTATATGAGCCAAAATCAGGTGTTTAGGCGTTTTTAGGTAATTTAGGCGTTTTACCATTTTCTTTAATTTCTTTCTTTTGTATTACCAAGTAAATAATCTGTTGCCTTTGTTGCTGAATAAAGATAAATCCTATCGCTATGGGGTTTTTGAGGCAACAGTTTACCCCAACACTTGCTTTTCATCTGTTGCAAACTGTTGCGGCATCCCTTTTTCGGGCAACACCTCTGTTACAGATATTTCGTGTCCGTTGCCCCCATCTGTTGCCCTGAAATTCAACGTGCGCCGGTATCCGCGCTGTTTTCCGTAGCTTGCTCCGAAGTTACGGACACCGCACGGCTCCCATCCATCCATAGCCGAAAGCACTGCGTTCACGCGCCGGGTATCGCGCTGTGGGATTACCCCGCGCCGGTCCCCCAAGCATTCCCGTAGGACCTCCAAAGCGCATACGCGATCCCGGTGGACCAGCTGTATTTCTTCTCCGCGGCACTGGCCACCCCAGTACATTGTCCTCCTGTCAAGATCCCAACGGGACCAATCTGATGGTACCCGCCGGTCGAGGAACGCTTCAACTTGGCCTTTCAGGTCATCGCGTTCCATGTGCAGCTGGCGGCGCCGTTCGGCCTCTTCCTCGTCTTCTTTGGACAACACAAGGGATTCCCCCATCTGCCAGCGAACGTAGGCCTCCGCCCAGATTTGCCCGGCTTCCGTCTCCGTCAAATCCTCAAAGATGCTTTTCTTTGGCTCCGGCCCACATTCGATGGGCCAAAATCTGCGGTTCCCCGTCGGATCTTTTAGGTATTCGTGGTCGTTGGTCGTGCCGAAGAACACGCAGCGGCGCGGGTGGCGTTCCGTTCTGCGGCCATACGCAGCGCGGTATTCATCTACCGTGCGACTCAAAAACTGCTTGATCGCTCGAACGTCGGATTTGTTCATCGCCTCCAGTTCGCCGATCTCGATAATCCAGTTGCCCTGCAGCAGCTCGGCGGCCTCCTTGCCCTCAAAGGTGCCCACGGAATTGGAGAACCACCTGCCGCCAAGGCGGGCGACAAAGGTGCTTTTTCCCGCCCCCTGTGGGCCCAGAATGACTGTCATTTGATCAAATTTGACCCCGGGATTCATTGCGCGTGCTACAGCCGCCACCAAGCTTTTGCGCGCCACAGCGCGGACATAGGGGATGTCGGCGTCGCCAAAATAGTCAACAAACAGGCCGTCCAATCGGGACGCCCCGTCCCATTGCAGGCCCTGCAAATAATCCACGACAGGGTTATAGCTGTGGGCGGCTGCCACCTGGGACAGGCCGTCGTCTACTGCGTCCCGGCTGCGGAAACCTAACAGCTGCTCTACGCAGTCCCGCAGTCCCGCGTCGTCGCTGTCGAGCCACTGGAACGTATCTGTCCCTTCCGTCCTCCCGGCCCATGGCAGCGGGCAGGTCCCCTCCAGACGTTCGCTGAAGGTATTGAGCCGGATTTTGCCTTTCAGGCGTGGGTCGCCCTCCAGCATTGTTACAACGTTGCGGATACTCCGATCGTATCTCCCGCCGTCGCCTACGGCTAGATTGCGCATCCATCCGGTATCCGTCTCCGTATCCGGCAAAGCGAAGTCCGCTGTGGCCGCCTCATAGCGTTCAGCGTCCATCCGGCCGGCTACTTTGCCGTCCTGCCGCGCGAGCTGCGCCATAGCTACAAAGCTCGGCAGCTTGTTCACCGGGGTATCGGGCTTGGCGTCCTCATCCAGCTCGCCGAAGCGGTGAAGGCGCACCAGATCAAATGCATTGCACAGTCTTCCGCCTGCTGGGTCGGTCGCGTGGTGGCTGTAGAGGTACTGTCCGCCCTCATAGACGATCGCGCCGCCGGTCGTGGAGCCGCCGGCGAACGTATACCGGTCGGGCATATCCGTCGGCGCATAGATCCCGGGGAGGAAAGCTTCCATCGCCTCATAGATGCTGTAGCAGCGGCAGAAGGTGCCTACAATGCCGGGCTTTTCCAACGGGTCGCCCTGCTTGGCCGCAAGTTTCATATGCGCCTGCTGCGCACCGGGAACCTGAGGCCACTGTGCAATGTCGCGCCAGTCGCCGTACATCCGCAGGATACCGTCCGCAGACAGCAGTGGCCGGTCCGCATACTGGTAGATATATTCCCCGTCGCTGCAGCAGGAAGGCCAGTACATGAGCCGCGACGCCTGGAAGGTCGTCGGGTCAAACGGCTCCATGGACGGATCGAGGATCTCCGCCACCTTGCGCGCAATGGGCTCGTATTCGTCCGCCGTAACCGTCCGGTCAAGCGGCAGGAGCAGCCGCAGCCGCGGGGCCTCCGGGCGGTGTTTGCGCGTGGAATAGACGCAATATCCGCAGCCAAGACCTTCCGTCCGCCGGAGGATATCTTCGGTCCCGCCGGCGGGAAGCCGGTCCAGATCCAGCGTCACCAGGTCGCGCCCGGTCACGCAGTCGGATTTACGATGCCCGCCGCGCAGGGTGCCGGCCACAAAACCGCCGACGTCCTTGAGGTCATCCTGCTGGGGCTTTTTCAGGCGGAGGTATTCGGCCATGGTTTCTGTGCCGCGCGTAGGCTGGCGCAGCCGTTCCCACAGGTCGGAGATACAGGTTTCCTGCGTGGGCCAGCTGGCGGCTCTCCGGCTCCCGGCGGCGCAGATTGTAATTTTTCGGTCATTTATGAGCATGAGGGCAAGGCCTCCTTAATCTTTCGTGTAAAAACTTCCAACCCACCCGTCAGCCTTCAACGGCAGCTCCGGTGCCCAGGGAACAGGCTGACCCATGATCCGGCAGACGTCATCCAGGTCTGCTTTTTCCGCCGGTACGTCCAGTACCACCTCGTCGTGTACCGTAAAGACGACCGGATAGCCGGCCGCTTCCAGCCGTAGGATCGCCTCGGCGAGGCAATCTCTGGCGATCGCCTGAACGCAGTTCTCCGTGAGCTTCCCACCATAGGTTTCAAGTGCTTCCCATTTGCGGCTCGTCTGGTTCTGGCCCCAATATTGCAGTCGGTCACGGCCACGATCGTCTTTGACAAGGTGCGGCTGCGCGTAAAACAGCTGTCTGCCGCTGGGCAGCGATACTGTAAGGAACACCTTTTCCCGGTCACCCTCCAGCGCGAAAATCAGGGCCCGAACA